AGTGTTGCCTGGCGGCCTGGCTCAGAGTTCCAGAGCCCGATTAATGGCTTCGCTGCAGTTCAGGCCTCCACCATCGTTAATGCGGATGTGACCTTTGATACGCCGCTGGTCCGTACCGTCAGCGATTCTGACGTTACCCGCGTGCGGCTGAATATCGGCGTCACCGGACTGGTGCAGCAGGACACCAAGGGCAACCAGCAAAACAGCACGGTCACCATGGTGATTGAAATCCGTACGGCTAACGGCGCGTGGGAAATTCAGAAAACCGTTACGATCGGCCCCGGTAAAATTTCCGGCGAATACCTGGAAGCGCATGTTATCGATGCCCCGGACATTAAGCCGTTCGATATCCGGGTCCGGCGCATCACTCCGGACAGCGTCAGCGATCTGCTGGCGAACGGCACTATCTGGAACAGCTACACCGAAATCACCGACGACAACCTGTCGTACCCGTTCTCGGCCATGATTGGGGCGGTAATCGACCGTGACCAGTACGCCGACACGCCGAACCGCACCTATCACCTGCGTGGGTTAATCGTCGATGTGCCGGACAATTACGATCCGGTTACCCGCACCTATTCAGGGCTGTGGCTGGGTGGCTTCAAACAGGCATGGACCAACAACCCCGCCTGGCTGTTTCGCGAGCTGGTGAAAAATGAGCGTTTTGGTCTGGCCCGGCGCGCCGGTTATATCGATGTTGATGACGGCATGCTGTACGTTCTCTCGCAGTATTGCGACCAGCTGGTAAACGACGGCTACGGTGGCCTTGAGCCGCGTCTGACGCTTAACGCCTATGTGACCGAGCAAATCAGCGCGCGCGAGCTGCTGGATAAAATCGCGGGCATGTTCCGGGGTATTGCGCTGTGGGACGGCATGCGTCTGACGGTCATGCTGGACACGCCGCAGGATCCGATCGCCACCATCACAAACGCTAACGTGGTTGACGGCAAATTTACCCGCAGCTCTGTTAAGCGCGCCGAAAAATATAATGCCGTGGTGGTTTCCTGGACCGATCCGGATAACGGCTGGGAGCAGGTTAAGGAGTACGTTTCCGACGATGACGAGATCGCCAGGAGCATTTATAACGAGACCACGCTGGAGGCGTTTGGCTGTACATCCCGCGGGCAGGCATGGCGCGCCGGGAAGTGGCTGCTGGAAACGGCAAAGCGGGAGAGCAGCCGCTTAACATTCCAGATGGCGCGCGACGCCATTGGGTTCACGCCCGGCGATATTGTAGAGATTATGGACAACAACTATGC